TCTATGGCCCGATCCTACATACCCCACCTATCACTCACCACATCAAGCTTCCACCCAGAGGTGATGCGGCAGGGATTGACTGTGAAGTTATTTTTCTGGCTCTTGACCAGCCTAAAGATGTCCGTAAATTGCTTTCGCTTGAACTCACAGGCGCTTGGGTTAACGAAGCCAAAGAACTCCCAAAGGCTGTCATTGATGGACTCACACACCGAGTGGGACGATATCCCACTAAACGAGATGGTGGCGCTACATGGCACGGCATCTGGATGGACACAAACCCGATGGACGATGACCACTGGTGGCACAGACTTGCCGAAAAAGAACCCATCACAGGAAAGTACGCATGGAAGTTCTTCAAACAACCAGGCGGGGTAATCGAAGTCCCATCAGATAACTTGCCCGAAAACCCAGAAGCCAATGACCATATCTTTGCCTCAGCCAAATGGTGGAAGATTAATCCAATGGCTGAAAATATCAAGAATCTACCGCCAGGCTACTATCTCCAGCAGTTGGCAGGGAAAACCCTAGACTGGATTCGCTGTTATGCCGAGGGCAAATACACCTTTGTGCAAGATGGTAAGTCTGTCTGGCCTGAGTATGACGACAACATCATGGCTACCGAATTGGAACCAGACCCCAATCACCCGATTCAGGTCGGACTGGACTTTGGCTTGACCCCAGCAGCAGTGTTTGGACAGCGTATGCCCAATGGTCAGTGGCGTGTTTTGCATGAAATCGTGACTTTTGACATGGGGTTGGAGAGATTCGGGCAAACCCTAATGGCTGAATTGCAGACCAGATTCCCGAAATACGAAATTCGGATCTGGGGTGATCCTGCTGGTATGCAACGAGATGCCATTTATGAGACAACTGCCTTTGAATACTTGCGCTCACTGGGACTTAGAGCCGAGCCAACCGCCACCAATGACTTCAAAGCTCGCAGGGAAGCCGCAGCCGCTCCCATGAATCGCATGGTTTCAGGCAAACCAGGCTTGCTGGTCAACAAATCTTGCAAGCTTTTGCGCAAATCCTTGTCTGGTGGCTACCACTTCAAGCGAATTGCGGTCGGTGCTGGGCATGAAAGGTTCCGAGATACGCCAAACAAGAACGAACACTCCCACGTTGGTGACGCTTTTGGCTATTTGATGACTGGTGGCGGTGAATACCGCCAGTTGACCAGAGGCTCCCAGTCTGCCAATGGCAAAGTCTTTATTGCGTCCTCCGTCACAGCCGCAGATTTCGATGTCTTCGCTTGATATTTTTGAGCTTTTACCCAAAAACTCACCGCTAAATTGGATTCCCTTCAATGCAGGTCATGCCATGACTCTGCAAATAGATCCATCCATCAAGGAAACCCTACCCAGAAACAGACCGCTGGCTGAGTTGATAGAGGCTCAAGCCAACCAAGGCCATGCTATCACTGCGATATTACAAAGCAAGCCTGTTGCCATTTTTGGTGCTATTGATGTCTGGGATGGGGTCGCAGAAATGTGGCTCAACTGCGAGGAAAGGCTTAGAACATATGGGAAAACCATGACCCGTGCCGCCCAAATCTACGCTGATTACATTGTGATATCAAGAAACTTGCATCGTTTGCAGATCACAGTAAGATGCGCTGACTTGAGAGCGGTGCGCTGGGGACTTGCCCTTGGTTTTGAGATTGAGGGCTTAATGAAAAAGTATGGCGCTGACGGATCTGATTTTTTTATGATGTCAAGGAGTTAACTATGTCTGGAGTTGGTAACTTAGTCAAAAAAGTGGGTGATGCAATTTTTTATGGTGGTGATCCAGGAGTAATGGAAGCAGCCAAACGAGCGCAACAAGAGCAGATTGCTACTCAAAACAAGGTTCTTGCCAAGCAAGAAGCTGTAATGAATCAACAGCAAACTGAGATGGCGCAAAAGGCACAAGCGGCACTCAGAGCTAGACGGGGTGGTGGGCTACGCTCATTGCTGTCTGGATCTGAACTTGGCTTGGCAGAGCAAGATGGAACAAAAACTAAATTAGGAGCTTAAAAATGCCTTCACATTATGGTAAAGACAAAATGCAATCCAAAGTCAATAAAGTAATGAAAGAATATTCTGCTGGAAAACTCAAATCTTCCAGCGGTGAAAAAGTCAAAAGCCGAGATCAAGCTGTTGCAATTGCAATGAGCGAAGCTAGACAATCAGCCAAGAAGAAGTAAATGCCAATCATTGTTCAGCGAGAGTCAGAGAATACCAAAGCAATTCTCACAACGCTGACTCATAAGAGCAACGCTGGAGAGCAGGTAATTTCTGGCGCTGATGCGCCTGTGATCATGGTTGATGTCAACCATCAGCGCAATCACGATGGCAGGGCTTTTTATGCATACAAGATTGCGCCAGATTCAGCACCATTGGCAGCACTTGCAAGCATAGACATTGTGCTGGCTTCCCCGTCTGGTGTGTATCCACATCTAACAGTTGAGGGTTTATGTCTTGGAGATGCAGAGTTGTTCATCTATGAAGGCACATCTACCACTGGTGGTACAGCATTCACACCCATCAACCGAAATCGCAATTACGCTATCAGCAACCCCAGTCAAGTTGCTATGGTGATCAACCCATCAGTCACATCTGTTGGTACTGAAATTGATGCAGAGATTATTCCTGGCGGTGTTGGAAAGAAGTCTGGCGGTGGAACGGCAGGGTCATTGGAATATGTACTCAAGCCATTAACCAACTACCTGTTTCGATTAACCAATGTCAATGGCACAGCACACGCTGCATCCTTAACTTTGGAGTGGTACGAATAATGGCAACCAACATGATTGAAGAAGCCGAAAAAGAACAAAATGGCGAAGAAGAATACCAATGTCCATTGGCAACCAGAGATATTTTGGTCAATCTGAAAAACAGAGATTGGGCATTTGAAGCTGTTGGCTATGGCCCAGCAAATCCAAACGATGAAAAGAACAACGAAACATTCTGGTTGCGTAAGGCAGTAATCTGGGCAACCAATTTGAATGAAGCCAAAGGAATGCGATGCGGTAACTGTGCGGCATTTATTCAGACAGAGTTTATGTTGCAGTGCATCAAAGATGGTATTGAAGCCAAGAATCCAGCAGAGGAATCTGGCTATGACGAGGATGTCATTGAAGCGGCACAGCTAGGGTTCTGTGAACTGTTTCATTTCAAATGTGCTGGCACACGCACTTGTGATGCGTGGTTGGTTGGTGGCCCGATCACCGATGATGATGGAGAATATTAATGGCAAAAATGAGCGTAGAGCAAGTCCTTGAACGGCAAAAGATTGCTCAGAACAAAAAGGATGACTTCAAGTCTTTGTATGAAGACGCAATGGAGTTTGCACTGCCGCAACGCAACCTGTATGGTGGCGAGTATGAAGGGCGTGTCGGTGGCAAAAAGAAGATGAGTCGTGTCTTTGACTCGACCGCCATCAACTCTACCCAGCGATTTGCCAACAGACTTCAGTCTGGCATCTTCCCGCCACAGCGCAAATGGTGTCGTCTGGAGCCAGGCACTGACATACCCGTCAACCGTAGGTCAGAAGCCCAGCGTGTGCTGGATCTGTACAACGAAAAACTATTTGCCGTCCTGAAGCAATCCAACTTTGACATTGCCATGGGTGAGTTCTTGCTGGACTTGTCTGTGGGTACAGCGGTTATGCTGGTGCAACCAGGTGATGCGACATCGCCCATCAACTTCATTCCTGTCCCTCAGTACTTGGTCAGTTTTGAAGAAGGCGCAAATGGTCAAGTTGACAATGTCTACCGCAATATGAGGATCAAGGGTGAGTCCATCCAGTTGCAGTGGAAAGATGCCAAGATCCCAGTCGATCTACAGCAGCGCATCAGCGACAAGCCCACAGAAGAGGTTGACCTTGTGGAAGCCACCATTCTGAACATTGATCGTGGTGACTACAGCTACTATGTGATTGACAAGAAAAGCAAACAAGAGCTTGTCTACCGCAAGTTGAAGTCCAGCCCATGGGTGGTCAGTCGATACATGAAGGTTGCTGGCGAGATCTATGGTCGTGGGCCAGTGCTGACTGCATTGCCAGACATCAAGACGCTGAACAAGACCAAGGAACTGCTGCTCAAGAATGCCAGCCTTGCAATCACTGGCGTATATACAGCGGCAGATGATGGTGTATTGAACCCCGCCAATGTGAAGATTGTGCCTGGTGCAATCATTCCAGTCGCTAGAAATGGTGGGCCACAGGGTGAGGCGCTCAAGCCTTTGCCCCGTGCTGGCGACTTTAATGTCACGCAGATTGTGATTACTGACTTGGTGGCATCTATCAAGCGCACATTGCTGGATGAGAGCTTGCCGCCTGACAACATGAGTGCCAGATCAGCCACAGAGGTGGTCGAGCGCATGAAGGAACTGGCTCAGAACTTAGGATCTGCCTTTGGTCGATTGGTCAATGAAACCATGATTCCGCTGGTGACCAAGATCTTGGAAGTCATGGATCGTGACGGCATCATTGATCTGCCTTTGAAAGTCAATGGCTTGGAAGTCAAGGTCAGCCCAGTCAGCCCATTGGCAATGGCTCAGAATCTGGATGAGATCAACAACATTGTTCAGTTCATGCAGATTGCTCAGGGACTTGGCCCAGAAGGTCAGATGGCAATTAAGGCTGGTGCGGCAATTGACTACATTGCTGACAAACTGGGTGTACCAGCCGCAGTCAGAACCAGTGCAGAAGAGCGCAATGCAATGATGCAACAGATGGCTCAGATGGCACAACAAGCATTACCTGCTGAAGGTGGCGCAGCGCCAGCATTACAAGGAGCAATGGCTTGAGTGGATGGGAAGACTTAGAAAATGAATCAGCACCATTTGAACCTAATCAGGATGGTGTTGATTTAAACCTCCAGATGGCAAAAGCGTTTGCCACTGATGAGGGACAGAAGGTGTTGGCATGGCTACGAGAGTTCTATCTTGAGCAACCGTGCTGGCAACCTGGTGCGGATCAATCGCTGGGTGCGTTCCGAGAAGGACAAAACAGTGTGATCCGAGATATTGAAAACCGCATACGAAAGGCAAAGAACCAATGAGCGAAGCAAATGACAACCCTGGCCTGCTGGAAGCTGCTGCAACAGAAGCACCTCCACAGCAGACAACCGAGGGCCAAGAGCCAGCAATAAATCATATTCAAGGCGATCCTACTGCTCAGGATGATGAACCTTTGGAGCGTCCAGACTTTTGGCCTGAGAAGTTTTGGAACAAAGACAAGGCAGAACCTGATCTGGAAGGCATCAGCAAGTCTTATGTGGAACTAGAGAAGAAGTTTCGCTCTGGCACACACAAGCCCCCAGAAGACGGCAAATACAACTTACAAGCGGCTGGTCTGGCAGAAGATGACCCAGTGGCACAGGCTTACACCAGCTGGGCGCAGAAGTACGGCATCTCTCAGCAAGCCTTTGAAGATCTTGCAAGAGAAGTAACCACTATCTCTGGCGATCAAGAAGCACTTGCCAGACAGTCTATGGAACAAGAATTGGAAGCACTTGGCCCCAATGCCAAGGCAATCATCTCTAACATGGCTACATGGGGTCGTGGGATGGTCAACAAGGGTATCTGGAGTGAGGATGAGTTCAAGGAGTTCACCCGCTGGGGGGACACTGCCAAAGGTATCAAAGCCTTGTCCAAGCTGAGAGAGACATACGAAGGCAGAGTACCAGTAGAAACCCTTAAAGCAGACCCTGAAGGCACTGTGTCTAAAGAGGAATTGGACTCTATGGTTGCTGATCCCAAGTACAAGAAAGACCCAGCATTTAGGGCAAAGGTTGAAAAGCTCTTTGAAAAGATGTATGGTTGAGGTGTTGGCAAGCAGTTGCTAACGTCTCCAAGGAAGTTTTAGCCCTCACTTGCGTGGGGGCTTTTTTTATGTATAATCCAAATCGTTGTAGTAGCTCACAACAGATTTAAAGCCGTTTACTCATGCGTTTGGCCTCTGGGAGTTCTCAGGGGGAGCTACCCAAATGCAGTAGTAAGCGGCTTTTTTATTTGTGCGATTACATCCGTACTCCAGACGATACCAGTGGGTCTGCATGGACTGCTTGGAAGAAAACACAGGGCTTGGCGAACACCCCCCCAAGATAACCCTACTAGCCTGTCAGCGAGGGACTAGGGTAAACACTGATACATGGGTGGGACAAGTCAGTGTTGGATGAATCGCTGCCTCATGGGTACTCTGGCTAGAGCATGAATATATGCTCCCTGCGGGAGAGGGTTGGATAGCCTTGGCTACCACCCTTGGGGAGACTATGTCTAAAAAGAGTTGACAACCCTTAGAAAGTGTGTTCTATAATGTAATCATGGACAACCGCAAGGCCCATGACGGCAGTAGTCTGCTCCCTGGTGTGGGGGTAACACACAAGTCTAGGCCCAGAATTCTTCTGGACAACCGTTGGCGATAAATTTTTTCATCAACCGTTTCTAGGAGAAACAAATGGCGATTAGCATTTCTAACGCTTTTGTGACGCTATTCGACACGGAAGTGAAGCAAGCATATCAAGCCGATGCTGTCTTGCGTAACACTGTCCGTCTGCGTACTGGTGTCACTGCGTCCACTCACAAGTTCCCCAAAATTGGTGCTGGTGTTGCACAAGTCCGAGTTCCTCAGACTGATGTAACTCCTTTGAATGTGTCCTACTCTCAGGCCACAGTCACACTGACCGACTACATTGCTGCTGAATACAGCGATATCTTCAACCAATCCAAAGTCAACTTTGATGAACGTCAAGAGTTGGTTCAGGTTGTTGGTAAAGCAATTGGTCGTAGATCTGACCAAATGATCATTGATGCGTTGGCTGGTTCAGGTACTTCCCTGACTGTGGCTACCAGCATTGGTGGCGCTGGTACAAACATGAACATGGCTAAGTTGCGTGAAGCTGCTCGTTTGCTCAATACTGCAAACGTACCCGCAGAAGAGCGTTACATCCTGATTCACGCTTCCCAATTGTCTAGCCTGTTGTCTGAGACTGCTGTTACCAGCAGCGACTTCAACAGTGTCAAGGCTTTGGTGCAAGGTGATATCACTAGCTTCATGGGCTTTAACTTCAACGTCATTGGTGACCGCTCTGAAGGTGGTTTGACTGGTGGTGGTTCAGGTGCAACCCGTGTGGTCTATGCCTATCACAAGATGGCTGTCGGCATGGCTGAAAGCATGGCTATTCGTTCTGAAATCAATTACATCCCTGAGAAAACTTCTTGGTTGGTGTCTTCGATGTTCAGTGCTGGCGCTACAGCTATTGATGCTGGTGGCATTGTCGCAATTACTTGCACTGAATAAGGAGCATACAACATGGCTTTCTCAGCAACTGGCTTTAATGCCGTAGGCGGTCAGTCTAAATCAGGCAATGCGCCTGCCATTTGGACTTACACCAGCACTGACGCTCAATCAGTAATTCGTGCTTCTGGCTACTTCAACAGCGTTGCATCGTTGTTGAAAGTCGGTGACTTGATTTTCTGCTACAGCGCCACTGGTGGTACTCCTGTAATGTCCACAGCTTATGTGGTCAGCAACGCTTCTGGCGTAGTTGACATCACTGACGGTGTGACAGTTACCGCAACCGATACTGACTAATCACAGTATCAAATGGATCGGCCTGCTACTGGACAACTGGTGGCAGGCCATTCTTACATCTGAGGTGACAAATGGCTGCTGGTGATACCGACATTCGTATTTGCTCTGATGCCTTGCTGATGCTGGGCGGTAAAGCAATCTCTTCTTTCAACGAAGGCACATCAGCATCAAACACTTGTGACCGCCTGTACCCTGGTGTCAAGTTCTCCACGTTACAGTCATACCCATGGTCTTTCAGCTTTAAGAAAGTCCAGCTTGCACAGACGATCAACACGCCTGTCAATCAATACCGATACGAATATCAACTGCCATCTGACCGACTTGGCGCAATCAGACGGGCATACAACAGTACAGCTATTGGCGCTGGAACATTCAATGATTGGGTGATCCAAGGCGATAAGCTTTTGACAAATGAAACAACTGTGGTCATTGATTACCAGTTTGCGCCCACAGAATCCGAAATGCCAGCATACTTTGTGCAATTGCTCAAGTACATGATGGCATGGCATTTGGCAGATCCGATCACCGATCAGGTCAGCAAGACACAATACTGGCAACAAGTTGCTGTTGGCTCACCTGGTGAGAACAACCGTGGTGGCTACTTTCGCACAGCCATGGTGGTCGATGGACAAGGAAACACAACACAGTCGTTTGAAGATTTCAGCCTCATTGAAGTGAGGAACTGATGACTCGACTTGTTGCCATTCAAACCAACTTTTCGAGCGGGGAGTTAGACCCTTTGCTTAGAGCTAGGGTTGAGCTTGAGCAATACAAGAATGGCGCTGAGACACTGACCAATGTATTGGTTCAGCCACAAGGCGGTGTACGCAGGCGTGGTGGGCTTAAACACTTGATGGAGATACCCAGCGCAGCAAGTCCACAAAATGGCACTCGTAGCGTTGCATTTGAGTTTTCTGTAGACGACAGTTATATGCTGATCTTTGTGAATCAACGTATGTATGTATTCAAAGACAGAACATTAATCACAAATATCAATGGTTCAGGCAATCCATATCTGGCAGTGACTGCTGTCACAAGCTCAATTCTGTCCACCATGTGTTGGACTCAATCTGCTGATACGCTGATCATCACCCATAAAGATATCAATCCGATCAAGATTGTGCGTGGTGGTACTGATGCCACATGGACTGTCAGCAATATCAGTTTTATTGGCATACCCAAATACGCATTCACCATTGCGTACAG